AACCCACCTCATCCCCCAAATGCCCCCGCGGCGACTGCATCCACTACGCGACACCCCCGGACGCGCTCCCCTGCCGGAACTGCACCTGCAATCGGCTCGCGACAGGGTGCAGGTCGTTTTGCTACGAATCGAAGCTGAAAGGAGAACCCCATGAAAACCGAAGAACGTAAAGCCAAAGTCGCATGGCTTAACCGTGCCTTCCACGCCGAGAAGAATGCCCGCGCTTGGATGGCAAAACTCGAACGCGACCGCTCCCTCGCCGAGCGCATCTCCCGGAATGCGTCTGAGAGCCCGCAGGGAGCGTCTGGCGGCGAGCCGGGCAACACCACCGAGGATTACCTCATCCGCCTTGCCACGACGCAGGAGAGCCTCCAGGACGCTCTCCGGGCACTTGTGGATGTCCGCGAGGAGATCGCCCAGGCAATCCGCGCCGTGGAGGATATGGATGCGCAGACGGTTTTAATCAGGCATTTCCTCGCCTATGAGAAATTCGACCAGATCGCCGAGAAGATGACATACAGCGAGAGCACCGTCTACCGCATTTACAGAAATGCACTTTGTGAAATTGACATTGAATGACAGTTAGGAATGTGCTACAATGGTAGTATGAAAAGCCGCGGAGAAATGTGCAGTGCTTTCCCCTGACCCGCGTCAGGGGTTCGGCGCTCCGCTTGGCTTTTCCATCTGGATGAACGTTCCTGAGTTTCGCGCTGTAAGCGTATGCTCAACGCGAGCTTTAGGAACTTACAGCCACGACACAGCTTATACCGCGTCTCGCGCAGCCTTTGGCTGCCCGTTTCTTTCCCCCTATATTGGCACAAGGCATCCGGCAATCGTCGGGTGCTTTTGTGCTGCCCCGGCACCCGGAGGTGATCACATGGGCAGACCCCGAAAATTTACCAGAAAATCGCTGGAGGAAACATGGGCGGCATACAAGGCTGACTGTGACAGCCGAGTGGTCCTGACCCATGAATTCAGCTCCAAGAACAGTGAATTCGTATCCGCCGAACTCAAGCGTAAGGTCACCTACACCATTGAGGGATTCTGCGTGTTCGCGGGGATTTCCCGTGCGTCTTTCCATGCGTATTATGCAGAGGACGAGCGGTTTGCTGACATCGTTACGCGCATGAGAGAGGAATGCGAGGTCGATGCCCGTGAGAAGTTCGAGACCGGGCAGATCCCGACCCAGCTCGCCGGACTCTGGATGTCGAAGTACGGCTACACGACCAAGCAGGACACCTCCGTGTCCGGTGCGGTTCCGGTGGTGATCTCCGGTGAAGAAAACCTCGAAGATTGACCTGTCGCTCCCGGAGATCGTCGGCAAGGGCTACGGTACGTTCTGGCGGTTCCGGGGCAGATACCGTGTTGTCAAGGGTTCGCGAGCCTCGAAGAAATCCAAGACCACCGCGCTCTGGTACATCGTGAACCTCATGAAGTACCCGCAGGCGAATCTCCTCGTCATCCGCAAGACCTACCGGACGCTGAAAGACAGCTGCTTCACGGAACTGAAATGGGCGATCCACCGCCTGTGCGTAGACGACTGGTGGGAGATCAAGGAATCCCCTCTGGAGATGACCTACAAGCCGACCGGACAGAAAATCTATTTCCGGGGGCTGGACGACCCGCTGAAAGTCACCTCGATCACGGTCGAGGTCGGCGTTCTCTGCTGGGCTTGGCTGGAAGAAGCCTATGAGGTTACGAAGGAATCTGATTTTGATACGCTCGATGAGTCCATCCGAGGCGAGGTCCCGGATGGGCTCTTTAAGCAGTGGACGATCACCTTCAACCCGTGGAATGAGCGGCACTGGCTTAAAGCTAAGTTCTTTGACGAGCCTTCTGCCGATACCCTCGCGCTGACCACGAATTACCTGTGCAATGAATGGCTCGACAGTTCTGACCTCGCCCTGTTTGAGAAGATGCGGCAGAAGAACCCGCGCCGCTACAAGGTGGCAGGCTTAGGCGACTGGGGCGTGACCGAGGGACTGATCTTCGAGAATGTGCATTATGATGCGGCATTCCCGCTCGATGCGGTGCGGCATCTGCCGTCCTATTTCGGGCTGGACTTCGGCTACACGAACGATCCGACCGCTTTCATTGCCTGCTTTCTGGACAAGCAGAACATGAGACTGTATATCTGGGATGAATTCTACGAGCGTGGCATGAGTAACCGTGCGATCTTCCAGAAGGTCACCGCTATGGGCTATGCGAAGGAGCGCATCACCGGCGACTGCGCAGCACCGAAGGACATTGACGAGCTGCGCGGCTACGGTCTGCGCATCAAGGGCAGCCGCAAGGGTAAGGACAGTATCATCAACGGTGTCCAGTGGATCCAGAACCTTGAGATCTTCATTCATCCGCGGTGCGTCAACTGCATCACGGAGATCACGAATTACACCTGGGACAAGGACCGGTTCGGAAATCCGGTCAACATTCCCATTGATGACTTCAATCACCTCATGGATGCCCTGCGTTACGCGCTCGAGGACTGCATCCGGGAGAAGAAATGGCTGATATAATCAGGGGACTTGGGGGGCAGCCAAAGGCTGCGCGAGGATTCTCCCAATGCGCTAACGCGCAAAGGTCGAATGGAGTCTCTGCCCTTTGCGAAGCATTGGGCAGAAAACTGCCAGCGCGGGCTCCGCGCCGTTCCTCCAAATCGGAAAGAGGGTGAACTATGCTGACACCGCAGGAAATCAAGTCCCTGCTCGATGCCGATCAGGATACAAAGCAAAAGCGTGCGGCACGCACCGGGCAGCGGTACTATGACGGTGAACACGACATCAAGGATTACCGCATCTTCTACTTCGATGACGAGGGCAGTCTGCACGAGGATACCATGCGCTCGAATATCAAGATCTCCCATTGCTTCTTCACGGAGCTGGTCGATCAGGAGGTGCAATATTTCTTGTCAGGCAAGGATGGCTTTGTGTTCTCCGATCTGCCGGAATTGCAGACTGTACTTGACGAATATTTCAACGAGAACGAGGACTTCTGCTCCGAGCTGAGTGATGCCGTCACGGGAGCGATCACCAAAGGCTGGAACTACCTCTATGCCTACCGGAACAGCGAGGACAAGCTCGCCTTCCAGTGTGCGGATGCCCTCGATGTGGTCGAGGCAGAGGGACGATACACCTCAGATGGCAGGGACTATGTGATCTACAGCTATGTGCAGCGCATCGACCTGAAAGGCAAGACCGTCCGCAAGATCGAGGTCTGGGACGATGCCAAGGTCACATTCTTTGTGCAGCGTGATGGCGGCATCCCGGAGCCGGACGATACGGAGAAGATCAATCCCCGTCCGCACGTTCTCTACCGGAAGGACAATGACGACAGCACCTACTATGAGGGGCTGGGCTTCATCCCGTTCTTCCGGCTGGACAACAACAGGCGGCGCATCTCCGGGCTGAAACCTGTCAAGGCTCTGATTGATGACTATGACCTCATGGCGTGCGGACTGTCCAACAATCTGCAAGACCTGACCGAGGGCATCTATGTCGTCAAGGGATTTCAAGGAGATAACTTTGACGAGCTGCAAAGGAATATCCGCACCAAGAAGATGGTCGGCGTGGATGATGAGGGCGATCTGGAGATCCGCACCGTCAGCATCCCCTACGAGGCGCGAAAGGTCAAGCTGGAGCTGGACGAGAAGAACATCTACCGCTTCGGCATGGGCTTCAATTCTGCCGAGGTCGGGGACGGGAACATCACGAATGTGGTCATCAAGTCCCGTTACGCGCTCCTCGACCTCAAATGCAATAAGCTGGAGGCGCGGGTCAAGCAGTTCCTCCGCCGGATCGTTAAGGTCGTACTCGATGAGGTCAACAAAACAGAGGGTACCAGCTATCAGAGCAGCGATGTGTATTTCCGGTTCGAGCGTGAGGTCATGACAAATGCCTCCGACAATGCGCAGATCGCTTACACCGAAGCGCAGACAAAGCAGATGCAGGTCAATACGCTGCTGTCGCTCCTCTCGCAGGCACCGTCCGAGCAGGTGTGGAAAGACCTCTGCACCGTGCTGGACTGGGACTTTGACGAGATCAGGGACAAGCTGCCGGAGAATCCCGCCGAGGATGTGCAGAACGCGCTGAGGAATCTGGAGAACACAACAGAAACAGGTGACACCGGATGAACCGCTGGGAGAAGGAAGTCCAGCGTTCGCTCCTGAAGGACGAGCAGAAGATCCTGCGCATCCTGAAGCTGATGTACGCGGATGTGCTGGACAGCGTTCTGGAGCGGATCGCCGGGTACTATGCGCGGTATGCCGCTGACCCGACCGATGCAGCCGCGATCTATCAGCTGCGGTATCAGCAGGCGCTCGCGGATCAGCTCGATCAGATCTTGAACGGCTTCGACAGCAGGAACTACACCTCCATCGAGAGCTATCTGGAGAACTGCTACACGAACGGCTTTGTCGGCGCGATGTACGACATCCACCGGCAGGGCATTCCCATAGTCGCTCCCATTCAGCAGGAGAATGTTGTCCGCGCCATTACTACCGACAGCAAGATCAGCGTCCCGATGTACACGCGGCTCGGCACGAATATCGCCCAGCTAAAGACGGCGATCGCGGCAGAGGTTACACGGGGCATCGCATCGGGGATGGGCTGGCACGACACCGCCGCAGGCATCTCCCGTCAAGCCGGGATCAGCTCTTACAACGCCATGCGAATCGCCCGGACAGAGGGTCACCGCATCGCTTGTGAAGCCCAGATGGACGGCTGCAAGGCTGCCAAGGATGCAGGTGCGGACGTTGTCAAGGAGTGGAGTGCCGCGCTCGATGAGCGGACGCGGGAGCATCACCGGGAGCTGAACGGACAGATCCGCGAACTGGACGATGCGTTTGAGGTCGCCGGGATCAAAGTGCAGTATCCGGGAAACTTCGGCAGACCGGAGGAGGACATCCATTGCCGGTGCGCTCTGCTCCAGAGGGCACGCTGGGCACTCTCCGAGGATGAGCTGGAACGCCTGAAAGATGCCCCTGCTGCCAAAGAGCTGGCAGACGCAAAGGACTTTGTGGAATTCAAGGGAAAATATCTGGAATTTTCTGCGGATCATTCCACAGAAAATCCGGATAAAACTGTTGACAATTCTGCTGAAAGTGGTATAATTGAAGATAAGGAGACTGCTCGTATTCGTAATGAGATTATTCCTGCTATGAATACGGAAACAATCGCTCCAAGACAGGACATTCATCGTCAGGGAACGAAAATGTATCTTGATCGGCAGGCACAGCTTGAACGAAAAGGGCAGTACGGTCCATCGTATCTTACCATTTCGGATGAAGAAGTCCTCGAACTTGTCAAGGAATTTAAGGGAACCGGCAAAATCCGCTTAAATCCCAAAACCGGCGAATGGAATCAGCAAGAAACGATATTGTCGAACGATAAGATCATTGGCTATGTGGTGAATAATCTGACTGGTAAAACTGTCGAAACCGCAGTTTTCAAAATTCATTACAGCCAAAATGGAATTCATATTGTTCCGGATTATCCCAGCAAAAGGAAGAAAGAAGGTGCAGAGTGATGACGAGCAGAGATTTTGAAAAATTCTTTGATTTTGAGACGCGGGTGAAAATCTCAACGAGTGACGGTAAATCATTCACCGGCATCATTACTGGCATCGATGATGATTTTGATACTGCATCCGGTGTTGACGAGATTGAACTTGATGTCGGAACACACTATGTCGGCATCGAAATACCGGATATTATTTCTGTGGAATCAGTAAGCAAAACCGCCTGAGCAATCCGGCGGTTTTCTCATACCCGAAAGGAGAACCATATGAGAACATTATCCACCATTCAGAAACGCGAAAAACTGAACACAGTGTTCACAGCTGACGAACCCGGCTGCGGAAATGCGTGCCACGAATACGTTGTGTCATTTACTGAGGACTACCCTGAGCATGACGAGGACGGAGCGCGTATCATCTTCCAGCACGGTGCCAGAAACGAGGACGGCAGCATCCGCGGCGTACTTGACACTGATCTTCTGGAGATCGTCCGCGACCGTCTCAAAGGCTTCCAGAGCGGAGAGTTCGCCTGCCGAGAGAACGCCTGCGCACTGACCCACATCGAGGAAGCCCTCATGTGGATGAACCGCCGCGTGGAGGACAGGATCGAGCGCCGCGTACTCGGCACGAATCAGAAGTGACGGACAGTTAGTATCAAAACAATAATAAGCGTATGCATCGCCTAACCGTTAGACGGTGCATTTCTTATGCCCGGAACGGCGTAAAACTATCGACTGCTCAGGGACGTAACCCTGTAAAAAATCGTAGGAGGTGCCCGAAGCCGAGGCAGGATGCTGCCCGAAGCTGAGCGGTATGCCTCCCCAAGATGCAAGGAGGCAAGAAGTATGAAGCGTGAATTTCTGGAAGGACTCGGTCTGGAAAAGGATGCGATCGACCAGATCATGGCTGAGAACGGTAAGGATATCACCCGTGAGAAGAACAAGGCGGATTCCGTGCAGACCCAACTCGATTCCGCCAAGGAGTCCCTCAAGGGCTTTGAGGGCGTGAATTTAGAGGAGCTGAATTCCAAGGTCACGACCGCCGAGCAGCAGGTCGCCGCATTGCAGGCGCAGCTCGCTGCCGAGAAAGCGGCTGCCGCCGTCAAGCTCGGTCTGATCGAGGCGAAGGCGGTCGATGTGGATTATCTGTCTTACAAGCTGACCGAGAAGCTGAAAGCAGACGGCAAGACCGCTGAGCTGGACGAATCCGGCAAGGTCAAGGACTGGGATGCCCTGCTCGATGGCTTGCAGAAGCAGTTCCCCACCCAGTTCGAGGGCGGCGGAAACAAGAAGGTCGAGGAACACAAGCTCCCTGACGGTGACAAGGATGCCCAGGCAGAACCGGCAAACCTTGCCGATGCCCTGCGCGATTTCTACGAGGCGGAGTGATGCCGCCTGATAAGCAAGTGAAACCGCCCCCGGAGCTAAAAGGGGGCTTGGGGGAAAAACGGCGCGTCCAAGAGGATTTTTTGCTTCAAGAAAAAACAAAAAATCCTCTTGGGCTGATCCGCGCCGTTTGTCCCCCATTTTTGAAAGGAGTAATGTAATATGCCGATGACTCTGGCAGAAATGAAGGTCGGTATGTCCGACAAGGTAGCACAGCAGGTAGTGGATATCTTCCTCCGCGAGAGCGAGATCCTGCAGCTCCTGCCGTTCGATAACTGTGTCAGCCCCTCCGGCGGTTCGACACTCACCTACAGCTATATTCAGAAGCTGCTCCCCTCTGTGGCATCGTTCCGTACTCTGAACAACGAGTACACCGCAAGTCAGGCAACGGTGCAGAAGAAGTCCGCAGATCTCAAGATCTTTGGCGGCTCGTTCCAGATGGACCGTGTCCTGAAGCAGTCCGAGGGCAAGTACAACAACATGGCGTTCCAGATGCAGGAGAAGATCCTCGCGGCGATCTCGCTGTTCCACTACACCCTCATCAATGGCGATGCGACCACGCATACCGAGGAGTTTGACGGTCTGGACAAGATGCTTGCCGGTACTTCCACCGAGTACGGCACGGATACAGCGATCGACGTTTCCACCGCTGCCCTGCTCAAGACCAATGCCGACCAGTTCTACGAGGCGCTGCAGCTCCTCATCAAGAACACTGACGCAGATGCCCTGCTCATGAACACCAATGCCATCGCCAAGGTGCAGACCCTTGCCCGTGTACTCGGCTACAAGACCGAGACCGAGGAGGCATTCGGCAGGAAGGTCACCAGCATGGACGGTGTGCGCTTCATGGATCTGGGCAATCACTACACCGTCAGCGGCAGCACCGCGACGGCAAATTCTGTGGTGAAGTCCGGCATCTCCCGTACCATCGGAAGCGGTTCTTCGGCGACCACCGGTCTGACCGATATTTACGCTGTCAAGTTCGATGTGAATGACGGTTTCCACGGTGTATCTCTGACCGGCTCGAATGCGGTGCGCTCCTATGTGCCGAGCTTCGACCAGCCGGGTGCCGTCAAGACCGGTGAGGTCGAGATGGTCGCAGCGACCGTGCTGAAGAATACCCAGCACGCCGGTGTGCTGCGTAACGTGAAGATTGCCTAAGCAGCGTGACGCTGCACCCGGACGCGGGCACAGGCATCCTGTGGAGGATAAGCCAAAGGCTCGCGCTGAACAGCCATGTACCGTTCTGCCCTTGCAAGCAGAGGGCAGAACGGCGGAAAGGAGTATACAATGAAATACACGATTACAGTTGACAACCGCCCCGACTGCTGTGAGGTCGGGGCGTTCGGACTGAATTTCGCTTACGGCAAGGCGGAGACAGACAGCGACAGAGCGGCTGCATGGTTCCGCGAACATGAGGGCTACACCGTCAAGGAGAGTGCGCCCGCCAAGGGCAAGAAGGATGATTGATCTCGCATTCGCAAGGCGGCATCTGAGCACTTCACTCGATGATGAAGCACTGCGGGAGAAGCTGGATGCTGCGGAAGCCGCGGTCAAAGCGTACTGCAACAACACGTTCCCGGAGAGGCGTTTCCCCGATGGACTCCCTCTCGATGTGCAGATGGGGATTGTGCGCATGGTTGCATGGGAGATCGGTGCCGGCAAGAAGATCGGCATTGCATCCGAGACGCTTTCCCGGCATTCCGTGACCTATGCGCAGAATGCCGATGATTCTGTCATGGGCTATCCGCGGAGCATCATGGGCTTCTGCAAGCCGTATCGGAGGGCAAAGACATGAGCGCGGCAGCCCGCGCGGGCGAGTCGCTGCCTTCGTCCGCTACGCTCCCGAGCGGCAGCATCGGCGGAAATACTGTCCTGACCTTGCAGACAAAGACCTCGGCGAAAAATACCATCGGCGAAGGTGTGCAGACATGGACGGACGCCGCATCTCTGACCGGATTCCTCGATCTGATGAACGGCACATCCGGGTACAGCAATTTCAACGCGAAATTGCAGGAGAGTACGCATATCTTCCTTGCGGATTATGCCGAGCTGAATGTCGATGCGGAGAACTGCCGCGCTCTGATCGGCGGCGATGTATATGATGTCCTGCTCATTGACGACCCGATGGGGCTGCATGAGCATCTGGAGATCTATCTAAAATTTGTAGGAGGGCAGGCAGCGTGACGCTGCACCCAGACGCGGGCACAGGCATCCTGTGGAGGATAAGCCAAAGGCTCGCGCTGATGTTGCAAAGGAGATTGGAAAATCGTGGTACAGCTAACGGATAATTCCCCTGCCGTCAAGAAAGCGATCGCGGATGCCGTCAGAGCGTTCCTGCACGAAGCCGCCGGGGAGATCGTCAGCCAGACGCAGAAGAATGTCCGGGTGGATACCGGGCAGACCAAGAATTCCTATCAGTATCAGCTCGTAGAGGGGCAGGATGAGCAGAAAGCCATCATCGGCTCCGACTACATGAATGCAGTCTGGGAGGAATTCGGTACCGGCGAGTATGCCCTGCACGGCGGCAGAAAAGGCGGCTGGTGGATCAAGGTCGGAAACGGCGCAGGAGAGATCCCGCTCAAAGCAGCGAAGAAATACCGATGGGCAGGCTACCGCTTTGCGAACGGCAGCAAGAGCTTCGGAGAGGATCCGAGCGGCGGCACGATCACCTATGTATTCACCTACGGCAAAAAGCCTAACAAGCCGATGCGCCGCGCCTACGAAAAGCTCCGCGATCCGATCAAGGAGCAGCTTGTAAGCAGATTCGGTGCAGAAATGGGGTGACGGTATGGAGAAACTGCTGACATTCATCGCAGACAAGATGGAAATGGCAGGCATTCCCTACGAATTCGGCGAATGGACCGGTGCGGTATCCTACCCGTATTGTGTCGGGACCTACAGTGCCGAGGAATACCGTTATGAGGACGAATGCACGAACGGTACGCTGACGGTGGATATCTGGTCGCGCGAATCGAAGCTGTCTGCGGTGCAGACGGCGGACAGGATCGCGGCGGTGTTTGAGGATTTACAGGAGGTCAGAGATGATCTCCTGTTTTTTGTAAGATTCACAGGCGCGGACACGATCCCGACCGGAGAGATGGATCTGTTCCGGATCGAGGTCAGGCTGTCCGTGTCGATGTGGAAAGCAGAGTAAGGAGGACGGGTGAGAATGAGCCTGAAAAATCACGGTATCACGACCGAGACCATCAAGAAGATGATCCTCGGCGCAGGTACTATTTACAAGAATCTGAAATACACCTCGAATGCGTGGAACGGTACGGTTCTCGGCGCAACTTCGGGCGGTCTGAAATTCAAGTACGAGGCACAGTGGCTCGACATCGAGGTGGACGGTGCAACGGTTCTCGTCAAGGGCGTTTCCAAGCAGAAGGTGGGCGAGTCGGCAAGCCTTGAGGGGCAGATGACCGAGATCACGGAGGGCATTCTGGTGGATGCGCTGCATCTGGTCGAGGAGACTTCGGAGGACGATGCCTACAAGAAGTACGTCACCAAGTCCAATGTGACGGAGGATGACGACTATCTGGAGAACATCGCCTATGTCGGCAAGCTGTCAAACGGTCAGAATATCATCATCATTCTGCCGAATGCTATCTGCACCGAGGCGTTTGAGATGGAGACCAAGAATGCAACCCAGACGACCTATGCTGTCAAGTATGAGTGTACGGCAGATCTGACGAACGATACGCTCGACAAGCTGGATCTGACGCTGTACTATCCGAAGCCTGTCGCCTAATGAGGGCAGAGGTCATCGCGGAATTTGTTGACAAGCACACCGGACAGCTGCACCCTGTCGGTGAGGTGCTGAACATCGGCAAAGAGCGGTATGAGGAAATTCTGCGGAGCGGTAATTTTGTGCGCTCCGCAGCAGGTGCAAAGAAACACAAACAGGAGGTACTTTCTGATGGACATGAAGATTCTGGATCTGACGGTGGACAATGCGTTCGACTTCTGCGCCGTGCTGGATGCGGTCGGCGTGAACAACGTCATCGGGGTGTTTGACAAGGACGAGATCAATGCGCTCCGTGCCGGCGGCAAGGACATGAAGGGCATCGGTATTGTTCTCGCGCTGAAATCTCTGGGCGTGATCGTAAAGCACATTCCGACCGCCAGAGAACCGCTGTACACGTTCCTGATGGGCTGTACCCAGTGGGAGAACGGTCACGCGGTCACGAGGGATGACCTGCGCACGATGCCGATCGGTAAGTTTGCACGGCTCATCAAGAGCATTGCGGAGAAGGAGGACGTTGTGGATTTTTTCACGGATGTGGTCGGATTCACGGCTACGGCACCGACCGATTCCGGGATCTCCTCTACCGAAGATACGCCCGCCCCGGAGATTACCTTGACCGCGCACTCCGGCGAGGAAGATTAGAGCAGACCGTCACCACCATTCTGGAGGAACATGATGAGGAGAAAAGCTGGGAGCTGTACTGTGCTATGAATGCCAATCCGTTCTCGGAGATGCAGAATGTGACATTCCATGATTTCCTGCAAAGGATAAAATCTCCCGTTCCCCAGAAGCCTAAGCGTGAGAATGTCGGGATGACTTCCGCGCAAGTAGAGCGGCAGGGGGCAATTTCGGGCGCGATTCTGGATGGATACACGCCGCCGCTCGCCGTAGGCGAAGGCGGCAAATCGCCAGCGGGGGCTCCCCGCCCGGAAGGGAGGGAGACATAACCGATGGATCTCTTTACGCTGTTCGGCACGATCTCCGTCAAGTATGCGGACGCTGTCGATCAGATCGACAAGGTTACAGAGTCCGCCCACGGTGCCGGAGACGAACTCGACAGCATGGGCGAATCGGCGGAGAACGCACAGGAACCCATCGAGGAATCCGGCGAATCCGCTGGAAAAGCGGGCGGGCAGTTCTCCGCATGGTCTGTGACGCTCGCCAACCTTGCGGCGAACATCATCACAAGGGTCGCTGACAAGTGCGTGGATCTTGCCAAGGAGGTCGTTGACCTCGGCACGGACTTTTCTGCCACGATGTCCGAGGTGCAGGCGATCAGCGGCGCGACCGATGAGGAGCTTGCACAGCTGGAGAAAACCGCCCGGGAGTTCGGCGCGACCACCACATTCTCCGCCAATGACGCGGCACAGGCACTCAAATATATGTCCCTTGCCGGGTGGTCGGCAGAGGAATCGACCTCGGCACTGGGCGGTGTCCTCGACCTTGCGGCGGCATCCGGCATGGAGCTTGCCTCCGCATCGGACATGGTAACAGATTACCTCTCCGCTTTCGGTATGGGTGCGGATCAAGCCGCTTACTTCGCGGATATGCTCGCCTATGCGCAGTCCAACTCTAATACAACCGCCCAGCAGCTCGGTGAGGCATACAAGAATTGTGCAGCAAATCTCAATGCCGCCGGGCAGGATGTGGACGAGGAACTGATTGCTGCG